GTTGTCTCTTGCCGCTGTTGGTGAGAAAATCCAAACTTTTGTTGATCAAAATAAAACGAAAGTTATTGTTGGAGTTTTGGTTGCTGCAGCTATTTGTGTTGCTGCTGTTGCTGGTTTGACTTACCAGTATGGTGATCAAATTAAAACTTCTGTCGTTGGAAAAGCTTGTGAGGTTGCGACTCCTCTTATTGAATACAGGCCTCCTTGGAAAAGGAATCCTAAAAATGAAGCTACTGGTGTCGAGTACACGGATGAAGAGATGAAGGTGTTTCGTGAAGATGGAACATTACCTCCTCTTGATTCTGGTGTGTCTCAAGGTCACGATGTTGACCCTCGACATTTTTTTGCTGTTCCTACTTGTTCTATTGGTGATTCTTGTGTGAACTGGGATGAATTTTATCTTAAAAAACGTCAGTTTCGTAAGATGTGGGATGAGGAATTAATGCTTGTTGCACTCTGTCCTGATTATAAACCCGAAGCTTATAGTTCGGAACCTAGATCTAATCGAAATGAGAAGAATATGTCTTCTGGAGATCGGGGAAAGGATAATCAACGGAGGCATGCTCGTGAAGTGGCTGAGGAAAATGCCAAAGAGATTCGTCGAGAGCTTCGAAACGCCCGAACGGATATCGATCGAGAGAAAGTTATTTGGGAACTTGTTACACAACGTGATGATGTTGATGATAATATGTTGGATGTTGAAAAACATGGTTCGGAGACGAACAAGGAATTATATGATGAACTTGACAGACAATATCGTAAGTTGTCGTATGATTTGTTCAAAATGTATGATATGTATGATGTTGCACCCGGTGCTGCTAAGCGTTATGCCGCTAAAGTTTCTGGGGAAGCTGTTCCTTTTGTTAATCCCGAGGATAAAGGTAAGGCTGAGGTCCTTAAAGAAAGTGTTGAGATTAAAGGTTTTGCGCCTAGTGTAACTCCACTTTTTAGTCAAGGATTACCAGCTAGTTTGCCTTTAGTCCAGCTACCAACAGCTTGTGTTACAAATCCTCAACCAGTTTGGGTTCAACCTGTGGCTCCTGTTAATCCTCCTTTATGTGGATGGGAAAGGGAAGCTGGAAAACAGTTTGATGAATCTAAGCCTCTTGAGAATGCTCAATCTAAGCGAAAGCAAAGAAAGAGAAGTCGTGGAAAGAAAGGAAAGAAGCAGGAGGCAACTCCTACTACTCAGTTGAGAGAACTCAAGGATCATATTGATCGTCTTGAGCAGCAACTTTCTGACGCGCCGATGAAGAAATCTTTTAAGGAAGCTTTAAACACTCCTGCCCCTGTTAAACAGAAGAAGGCAAAGGAGGAGAAAAAGGAAGCTGAGAAGCCCAAGCGACCAAAAAAGAAGGATTTTGAGAGAAAGTGTGGAAATTGTGGATCAAAGGATCATTTCACTAACCAGTGCGGTACTCTCCCTCAAGGATGGGTTAAAGTCCCTGAAGATAAATGGAAAGCTATGAGTTCTGCTGAGAAGCGAGTTCACCATTTTAAGAATGCTAAACTTCTTAAATCCTATAAACCTCAATCTTTATCGAAACATAATCCTATTCAAGGATCTGCCCGATTTCATGACAACTTAGTTCCAATTTTTAATCCTCGTGCTGGAAATAGTGGAGTTGATTCTGAATTTTGGGGAACTATGTTGTGTGCCATGCAAGATGGCACTCAGTTTGTTTGGATAACTGAGCATCAATTGGTTCAAGGTGTTTATTATCGCGGATCTGATAATAAGGTTTATCTTTTGCCTGAAAAAGACAAATGGACTATTCTTGGATTCGGAAATATTTCGCAATGTCGAATTCCAAAGGCTAAACTTCCTATGTTAGCTGCTGTGCCTAAGCTCCGAGTTGAAGCTCCAAATGTGGGTAACCACTATCCTTGTATGTACATTGGTTTAAGTCCTCTGACTATGCAGAGGGAATTTTGTGCTACAACTTATTCTTGGGATGGAAAACCTGAAAGTAGTGCTTTGCATAGTGCTACTACTTCTAATTTCTCATGTGGGTCCTTTTTGTATGACTCCGAACGTGAATGTGTGATTGCATCGCACCATGGTACCATTGGTCCAGACTCAAAACTTGGGGAGAATAATTTGTGTTCTCCTTTAAAAGCGATGGGTCCACGCCAGTGAAGACCTTTCGTAAAAGTCATGGCACGTACGTCGGCCTTCGACAGTTCGTCGGCGTACAACCGTATGAGCACTTGAAGCTTGTGGGAACCTTGCCAGGGTCCGAGATAACTAATAAACGAAGTTATTCTCGGCGCACTTCAAAATTTGCTGTTCATTATGGACGTGTGGCCCTTCAGGGGTTGCTTGATATATGTGGTGATAAGTTTCACGTGGTTCACCCCACTCATGCTAATTACTACAAAACTGTTTTATCGTGGGATCAAAAACCGTCTTATACTTATGAAGAAGAAATTTCATTTCTCTTCGCTAAGCAGTATTTTGATTTTTATTATGGTCATATTATGGACAATTGTATTGCCTCTTCTGAGGAAATTTGTTCTTATATTGATTGGACTAAAAGCCCTGGATGGCCCCATACTTATTTTGGTTTTCGAACAAAGGAAGAACTTGTGCAGGTTCTCACCGATACGTTGTTTTTTGATCGTGTCGGAACTCTCCCCATCTGGAATGTGGCTGGGAAGGTTGAGTTTAAAGATATTGCTGATATTAAAGAGAATAAAATACGGTTGTTTCAGATACCGTCGTTTGAACTCTTATATTCGCAGCTAAAATTTGGAAAGCGTATTTCTCTACGCCTGATAAACGAACAATGGTCTGCTTATGGTTTTAATCCATACGCAGGGGGATTTGAGCGTCTTGCTCGTCGACTTCTTAGCAAACCATACCGAGGTTGCTATGATGTTAGTGGTTGGGATAAGTTCCTTCCACTCCTCAAAGATATTTACCAAACGCTTTTGAAGCGTGGTAACATCCCTGAGTCTGAACTTGAAGAGTTCCTCTGGATGGTCACGAACACCTGTGAGTTTATTTTGAAGCTCACGAATGGAAACGTAATTTGTAAAGACTATGGTAATGCTTCTGGTTCTGGTTGCACTACTCGTGATAATATTTTTGGCCATATAATTATTTTTGCCGCCGGATTGTACGAAGCTTACTTGCTTAAGACCGGAACGGCTCCTCCAATGTCACTTGTTCATGATCAATTAGTACATTTGTACGGAGATGATAATGTGTATTCTTTAGATGAGGAGTTTTCTTTTATGTGTGATGAGGAATTCCTTGGGAAACATCTTTCTAAATATGGATTGAAATTGAAATTTTTCTTTGGTGGTTTAAATGCGGATTTGCATACCCTATCCTTTTTAGGTGCTTCTTTTAAGTTTAAAGATAATTGTTGGTTGCCGCAATATGATGCCGTGAGGCTTGCAACAACAATGGTGTATGAGCAAAAAGAGCTCAATCTCGCCCAGCATCTCGGAAAAGCGTTTACGTTAATGGTTATGTCGTACCCGACTGACCATTTTAATGTCTTCCAAACAGCGTACGCTTCTCTAATTAACAGTGATATTGTTAAGAAAAACTTAGATGACCCAACTATCCAGTCGTACCACTTTGTGGGGGTACCAACTCCAAGTTCAATACATGGTTTTTATACTGGATCGGAGGCGAGTGGTCTAGATGGTCTGATGTTAGATTTTTCATCAGATCACCCACTTGCTTTTTAAGATTTTCGAGAAGAGGGTTATTCTTCCCTTGTTATGTAACTTCCTTCTTTATTTGAAGGGGCTTCAAAGTTTTAAAACACCCCGTGTTTAAAAGAATGTCGAAAGTTATGACTAAAAAAGAAAAGAATGCCGTCATCAGGGCTATGTCTGGTGGTGGTGCCCCTGTTAAAAAACGGAGGCAAAGAAAACCTAGAGCGCAGAAAAGTGTTCAAGGTCCCGCTTCTAAAAAACCTCGTCCTCGAAGACGACGTAATAGAAACGGTAGAGCATTGGCCGCTAAAGGCGGCACAAAGAATTATGCTAATAATAAGCATTCTTGTGTTGTCTCTGAATCTGAATATATCGGTGAGCTCATATCTGGGACTGGAACTCCCTCTATTTTCGCGAGTTCTGTATTTCCAATTCAGCCTGGTTCAACTTTGACCTTTCCGTGGTTGTCTAAACAAGCTCCTCAATGGGAATTTTATACCTTTGAGTATTTGGAATTTTTCTTTAAGAGAGAAGTTTCAGAGTTTGCAACTGCTGGTACAACTGGTAAAGTTATTCTGATGGCTGATTTTGATGCATCCGATGGTCCTCCATTGTCGAAAATATCGATGGAGGATACTGACCCTCATGCTGATGGAATGCCTTGCCAGAACATTTCACTTGTTTTGGATCCTAAAGGCCTTCATCCTGGAGGTGTTAAAAAATATGTTCGACCGGGTGGCTTGCTTGGGAATTCGGATATCAAGACGTTTGATGCTGGTAATATGTATTTTGCGTCGCTTGGTATTGCGGCTGCTGCTACTGCTGTGGGTGAATTACATGTTAAGTACAGAGTTAGGTTTGAAAAACCTGTTCTTGGAACAACTGCTTTTGGTGCGCCTGCTAATAACACTGTTGCCCTTTTTCAGCTTACTGCTGGAACTACTGCTGCTACTGGAGTCCAATTTGTTTTTGGAGGTTCTGGTGTTGCTTGGGCTCTTGATATTACAACTCCCAGTTCTTTGGGAATTGTTTGTAATTCTGGTGTTTTTTCTGTTCCTTCTGGTAATTGGAATGTTGATTTGGTGATGACGCAGAATTCATCGGTATCTGACAATGTTGTGTCTACGATGAATTATACTCTGGGTGGTCAGACCCAAAATCCTGCGTTAACAGCAACATCTCAAAACACGTTGAATGCTACGACTACTACGATTGTGTTCAATGTCTTTATGCCTGCTAGTGGAACCACGAGTTTATCTTTTATTGGTACTAATACAATTAGTGCTGGTTCTTGTACTGCTACTGGGTACTGTAGATTTACTCTTATTTAAGTACCTCTGATCATGGAGGGAAAAACGTGCTAAGCACACGTTAAAATGCTAGAATTTCAGATAAGGCCGTGTGGCAACTGATCTAATCGTTTGGACTCTGATAGAGTTAAATATGTGTTTACACAACC